CCCTTCACGTACGTTGACTCGGCCACCGGCCGTACGATGAGTCAAGACGTGGAGTTGTTCACGGGGTCGTTCATCATCCCTCAGCATCTCCCGCAGATCACGACCGACGAGTTCGTCTCTCAATGTGTGAACCTCCTTGGTTCGGCACATATGAAGGCGTGCTTGAAGGCCGGTTACGCGGCGACCTGAGGAGCCTTCATGAAGAAGACGTTCGATCATGAAGTTCGGCGTTTGGCCTCCTTAATTTTCAGGGGCCTCGGCACTCCTTTAAGCCTTTCGCTTGAGAAAGCGCTGGCTGACAGGAATTGGTCGTACATCGCGCAAGCGAGTGCAGACCCTGTGGATTACTCCGACGCATTTTCCTTTGGCAAGGATGCACTCGCGTGCTCTCTGCTGAAGAAATACCCGCATCTACCAGTAAAGATTGACCGTCGCAAGGCGGCTGTCGATACTTGGTGGGACGCGGAGCGAAAATGCTACGGAACGAATGAGCAGCTTTACCGCTACCTCCCCGGCCACGGTCATTCGACCGACCGAGATGAGCGCGTTATGACCCTCCTGGGTTGTATACGGAAAGAGGTAGAGCTTCTCATCGGACCTTGCCCCCCGTCACTTGTTGACGGGAAGTTCGGGCCAGGTGCCACATTTACCGATCGAGGTGGTGCGACTACAGTCGCTCATAAAATGAGTAACCCTCAACCCACCCTGACCACCGGGGCGCTGTGGTTTCTTCCACAGTTCCTCAGTACCTTGTGGGGCAAGAATTTTGCCTCGACAGAAAATGAACTCGCCTTCATCAAAGGGAACCGCTTCACAACGGTTCCGAAAACGGCTCTTACAGATCGCGCAATTGCGATCGAGCCGTCGGTCAATATCTTCTACCAGCTTGGTCTTGGCGGTGCTATTCGCCGTCGACTACGCAATAGAGGATGGGACCTGGACAAGGCTGCTGACATTCACAGGCAAATTGCTTGTGATGCTAGCAAGTCTGGGGCATTCTGTACCCTAGACTTGAGTTCTGCGAGCGATACCGTAGCAAAAGTTTTGGTCGAACTTTTGCTCCCTCCGAGATGGTTTGCTGTCTTGGACGATCTGCGGTCAAGGTTTACCTTGATCGACGGTCGTTGGGTCCTCCTTGAGAAGTTTTCTTCAATGGGGAACGGGTACACCTTCGAGCTCGAGACGGTCATCTTCTCAGCGATCTCTTGTGCCGTAACCAAAAGTTACGGTCATGAGGGTCGCCTGGGCAAAGACGTTTTTGTCTTTGGAGATGACATTATCGTGCCGAGTGGTGTATACGAGGGATTGCGCCTTGT